ACTTATCACACATGGAAAACAAAAAAACAGTAAAATCAGTTAACCCGAATGCGGTTAGCTCAGAAGAAAGAAACATCTATCAGGAATTCGATTTACCTAGCGGTAAAAAATGCGTCATAAAACGCTTCAAAGGAAAGCACGTACAGCAGGCGCAACGCCTTATGAATTCAGACGGTTCAGACATGGCAGAATGTTTGGCTTCAATCCTTGTAGAAATTGACGGAAAACCAGTTTTTAAAGACGAATTTGAGGAGATGGACGGAGTGGATTATTTAAAAGTAATGACCCCGATTAACCAGCTTTTTGTGTAACGCCGGAACAATTAATATTTCTGGCACATTTTTCGAATACATCGTTAAATATTTTATTTGAAATGGACGGTAATGACGTTCATTATTGGTTTGTTGAGGCGTTGAAATTACACGAAAAAATGAACCCACCAGCAGAAACATAAAACCGCACCGACAACGGTTGCGGTTTTTTTATATAAATAGATTACTGAAATTTGCAAATTAAAAACATAGTTATTAATAATGCTGAAAAGCAAATTAAGAGTAGTTTAGCAACAAAACCGATTGACTTTACTTCTAAATTATTTCTTGAAACAATAGTGTAGTTGTTTCTGTGTTTTTCAGAGAGCAGAATTTGCCCACGTTCTTTTTGAAGATAGAAAATATTTTTTATTTCATCAAAAAATACAACGCCTTCTTCGTTCAAAATTAATTCGCCTTCAAAATCATCTGATGATACATTTAGTTTATCGCCTAATCTTATAGGCGTTTCATTTTTATCGTTTACACCGATTTTATTCATTAATTTTGACATAATTTTATTTTTTTAGTAATTAATAATACGCAAATATAAACATTAAATTTAATATAAAAAAACTATAATGGCTAAAAAAACATTTGAAGTTGCGTTACTCTTAACAGCCAAAGACGAAGCAACACGAATTATCGCTGCTGCCGCTGCACGGCAACGTCAAATTATGGCAATGTCGGAGCGTGGTGATAAAGCTTTTGCTTTTGGACGCAACACGGGTATTGCTGGAGCTGCAATATTAGCTCCAATGGCTGCATTTGTGAACGCAGCAGAGGAAAGCGAGGTAGCGGGAAAACGTTTAAATAACGTTTTTAAGACAATGGGAGAATTGGACGGTAAAGCCGCCAAACAAGCTGCTGATTTTGCCGATAAGCTTCAATATAAAATAGGTATTGAAGACGAAGAAATAATGATGGTTCAGTCTAAAATAGCCACTTTTAAAGCAGTTTCAGACGAAACAGCTAGAATGAGTGGCATTTTTGATAGAGCTACGCAGGCAGCGTTTGATTTAGCCGCTGGTGGTTTTGGCGAAGCTTCAAACAATGCTGTTATGCTTGGAAAGGCTTTGCAAAATCCAGCTTTGGGAGCTGCTGCATTAGCGAAAGCGGGAACGTTAAACAAAGCCGATATTCCACTTATTAAACAAATACAAGCCACTTATGGGCTTGGAGCTGCTCAGCAGTATGTAATGAAACTTGTCGAAAAACAAGTTAAAGGGCAAGCCGAAAATATCGCCACTGATACTCAAAAAATGAGAATTCGCTTGGCTGCTGTTCAAGAAACTTTAGGAAATAAGTTGCTTCCAACTTTTGTAAAACTGACCTTAAAAGTTTCAGAAATTGCAGGCAAATTTTCTGATTGGGCAGATGAAAATCCAAAATTATTGGGAACAATAGTGATGTTGGCAGCTAAAGCAGGAATATTTCTATTAGCCGTCTCCGCAACTTCTTTTGCAATTGGAGGCATGTTCAAGGTGATTTCAGCAGGTATGGCGGTAATGAATGGTTATCGTACCCTAATGATTACTGTAACAGCCGTACAGAACGCTATGGCATTTTCGGCATTGTCTGGGGCTACTGGAATTCAGACGCTTTCGGCAGCATTAAAGGCAGCCAATTTAGCATTCTTGACTTCGCCTATATTTTGGGTTGTCGCTGCAATTGCCGTCGCTGCATTCTTGATTATAAAATACTGGGACCCTATTAAGAAGTTTTTTGCTAATTTATGGACTAACATAAAAGTTATTTTCTGGAAAGCGATAGATTTTGTAAAAGAATGGGGTATTTTGTTTCTTGGACCGATTGGATGGGTAATTAAAGCCTATCAGTTATTACCGAATAAGTTCAAAGCAATAGGTACGGACATTGTGATGGGGCTTTGGAACGGTATAAAATCAAAAGCCATGGCTTTATTTGATTTTGTAAAAGGAATCGGTAAAGGCATTGCAACGGCTTTCAAAACCGTCCTTGGTATCGCCTCGCCTTCAAAAGTGTTTATGGATTATGGGGTGAACATAACCGAAGGAGCGCATAATGGTATCAAAAAAGGACAAGATAAAGTCGTAGGAGCTTCCCGAAATATGGGAGGTGCAATTAAACCAACTGCAAGTCGTGGTGGCGGTGGTAATTCATCGGTAACCGTTAATTTTGCACCTGTAATCAATGGCGGTTCAGGTGACGTAGCAACACAGGTTAAGAATTTAATTCCTGAATTAATACGACAAATTGAGGCACAAATGCAAAGAAAAGCGAGATTGGCTTATTAAAACATAAACCGTGAAATAATTCACGGTTTTTTTTATATATTTACAAAAATAATTTTTATGAAAAAACTAATTATATCGGTATTTTTTCAAATTGGCGTGAATGTAATCGGAATTCCTGAAATAATCAAACATGACTTATCAAAAACGGTTATTCATAAATCAATTTTTCACGCATAATGTACGCCCAATTAGGAAATATACGTTTCGAAGGACTGAAAGGGTTCTCTAATTTTTCGCACGAGCGTGGTGTTAACTATGCTCAACACGAATTAATTAACGGAAAACCCCGTTTACAAGCCGTTGGCGACAATCTTGACAGTATTTCGTTTGGAATGTATTTGCATTCTGAATTCACCAATCCAGAAGCTGATATTGAAACATTGCGCCTTGCAATGCAGAATCGTGAAGTTTTGCCGTTATTGCTTGGAAATGGTCGTATTTTAGGTTTTTTCGTGATTCCTAATTTTTCGCAATCAAATTCGTTTACTGATCCGTTAGGTAATTTAATTGAAGTGACTTTGAATATTGAGTTGAAAGAGAGTTTTTCAGACGACCCCTTGCGAGAAGCTGAACTACAAGCGATAAATCAGGCGTTTGCAACTTCTCAAAGAAATTCAAATATACGTTCGGTTTTGCCTCCAAAATTATCGCAGGGAATGACTATAAGTACCGAGATTTCAAACATTCAAACATCGGCAACGGTTACGAATATTTATACAGCAAATATTGCAGCAGTTCCCAGTCGTTCAGAATATTGGAGCGGAAAAATAAGTAAATCGCTTGCTAATATTGAAAAAAGTTTAACTACCGTTCAATCTACGTTGTCAGATGCTTCACAGTTGCAAGATTTAGCGGAGGATATGCCAGTGGCTTTGAATGATGTTTATGTACGAGTTCAGAACATGAAAGCAGTTTTGCCTGTTTCGGACATTGAAGGCTTTAAAATTTTGAACCAACAATTAAATGGTTCGGTTGTGAATTTGAATTCGGCAAATTTAGATATATCTAACAACTCTATAATCCGTAGAATATAATGGCTAATTTTGTAGAATACGTAGCAAAGCAGGGCGATAGATGGGACACAATAGCATTTAAAGCTTATGGTGATGCAACACTCATAAACGGATTAATAGAAGCGAACCCTACTATCGTAATTTCGCCTATTTTAGAAATTGGAACACGTGTAATCGTGCCGATTTTAGAACAAGGCGATATTCAGATTGATAGCGAATTATTGCCACCTTGGAAAAGATAGAATTATGAAAATTATAATAGCTGGAGCTAGATTATTTACAGATTATAGTTTGCTTAAAATAAATTGTGATAAAATACTAAGCCTGCAAAACGAAATAGAAATAGTAAGTGGAACCGCAAACGGAGCTGATAAATTAGGAGAAAAATATGCTAAAGAAAAAGGATATTTATTAAAAAAATTTCCTGCAAATTGGGATGCATACGGAAAAAGCGCTGGCTATAAAAGAAATGAAGAAATGGCTCTGTATTCAGATGCTTTAATTGCGTTTTGGGACGGAAATAGCAAAGGAACTAAGCATATGATTGATTTAGCTAAAAAACACGGGTTAAAAGTTAGAGTAGTTATTTTTAATTTACAATAAATAATGAACATCCAAAAACCAAATTTTACCGTCCTATATAACAATAAAAATATCACAGCAGATATTTCTAAACACATGTTATCGCTTACTTATACGGATAAAACCGAAGGCGAATCAGACGAAATAGAAATTGAAGTTGAGGATGTGGATTTGAAGTGGCAAAATTCTTGGTATCCTGAAAAAGGTGCAAAACTTACCGTCACAATCGAGTCGCTAAAATGTGGCGTTTTTGAAATCGACGAAATACAGCTTTCTGGTCCGCCCGATGTAGTAACGATTCGAGGAATGGCAACTGGTATCGTAAATTCATTACGCACTAAAAAATCGGACGCTCACGAAAGCAAAACTTTAAAGCAAATTGCTGAAAAAGTAGCCTCAAAAAATAATCTTACTATTCAAGGAACTATTCCAGATATTACTTTCGGGCGTATAACTCAAAATAAAGAAACTGATTTAGCCTTTTTAAAGCGTATTTCTCAGGAGTATGGTGTTTTGTTCGCTGTGCGTGAAAATGTCATTACATTTACTTCAATTTATGACGTAGAGAAGCGTAACACTAGTTTTTCAGTTGACAAATCTGGAATAAGTAGTTATTCATTGAAAGATAAAGCCGACGGCATGATAAAAAATGCTTCGGTAAAATCGAAATCGGCAAAAAAGAATGAACCTGTAACGGCAAATTTGGATTTTGAAAAATACAAACAGGAGCAAGGATATTCCAGCGATACACCTGTTAATCAAGACGAAGGCGTTACGCACACGAAAGCCGAAAATAAACAGCAAGCGGAGGCGAAAGCCAAAGCGATAATGCATCTTTCGGCTGGAAATCAAATGGAAGGTTCTATTGAAATGCAAGGAACGACTTTGGCAATTGCAGGCAATAATTTTCAGTTGACTGGACTTGGTAAATTATCAGGCAAATATCATATAAAATCAAGTTCCCATAAAATTGACAAATCAAGCGGCTATACGGTTGGATTAGAAATAAAACGCTTGAATTTGCCTGCCAAATATGAACAGATTACCAAGCCTAAAAAGAAACAACAGTCAAACAATGTTGCTGTTAGAAATTTTAAATTTCCAGATAATAAATATCCTTACGGAAATCCAACGAAAATACAATAATTTATTTATCTTTGAAAAATGCTAAGATTTGGAAATATAACCGAAGTTGATCCTGCCAAAGGTTACGCCCGTGTAACATTTACGGATGATGGCATTGTTTCCGATTGGTTGCAATTTTTAACTCTTGGAGCTATTAAAGACAATTTCTCGCATACATTTTCAATTAATGAGCAAGTCGCTTGTTTGATGGACGAAAATTCAGAAGAAGGCGTTATTTTAGGCGCAATTTTCAACGAAAAAACGCCTCCAAATAATGGTGGTGACGGTGTTTTTAGAGTAAAATTTGATGATGATTCAGTTGTTGAATATGATCGAAATTCACACGAATACACGTTGGATATCAAAGGAAAAATAAACATTTCTGCTGACACTGAAATAAACATTAACAGTACTGCTGGAGAAGTTAAAGTAAACGCATTGAACGCCACGGTTACAGCCACAGCATTAGCAAAAATACAAGCTCCAGCGATTCAATTAACTGGTGCAGTTGCGATTTCAGGAGCTTTAACAGTTGGAGGCACAATTACAGCCCCTGGAGGCGGCGCAATTTCAGGTGATTTAAAAGCAACTGGAGACGTTCAAGCAGGCGTTGTTTCGTTGAAAACACACAGGCATACAAGTACAACTAACGGAAATCCAACGAGCACACCAATACCATAATGGCTACGAAATTAGAAGACATAAAAGCAACCAATTGGCAACTATCTAATCAAATGATTGGGCAAGTTGTCGAAGGTATTGACGACATACGCCAATGTATTGGAACTATTTTGACTACAACCAAAGGAAGTGACCCAATGCGTTTATTATTCGGTTCTGATATTTGGCAATTTATCGACAATCCTGTAAATACAGCCGTGGCCAATATTTCTGCTGAAATAATTGATTCAATTGGTAAATGGGAACCAAGAGTAAGGATAAAAGAATTGACATATAACATTACGGGGAGCAAAATTGATTTCGAACTGACTGCTGAATTATTGGAAAGCGGTGAAATTACCCAAATTTTATTTTTTATCGATAGACAAAAGCAGATTGACCCTTCGGTCATTGGACGTGCATTTAGTAGTGGATTTGATTTCGGATTTTCTTAAATTTTAAAAAATGAGTACACCAACGGAAAGACAGAATTTAATAAATTCGCTAATAATTGACAATAATACGGGTCAAATTTCACCAGCTAAAATGCGTGAGGTTTTGACATCGTTAAATCTTGCAATTGTCGTAACAGAGCCGTCTGGAGTCACAGCGGTTTTGCCGTTATTGTATAACAATTTCACGAATCAATTTTCAATTAGTCCTGCTACAGCCTTGCAAGACGGTTATTTGACAAAAGAAAATTTTATAAAATTCAACACAGCATCGACTGCACCGCAAGCCGATAAAATAACTATTAAACACAAAGGATGGTTTAACGGGACTAAAAATGCAGGCGAAAACATTGAATTAGGCGACATCTGCCAAGGCTGGAATGCAGACCATACCGAATTCATGGAATCAGGAAGATATATTTTATTGGGCGGTGACCAGGATTTGGCGAATTACGAGGTGCTTAGTTCTTACGGAGTGGCTTTAATACCTTAAATTATTTTAATTATTTATTTTTATGAAAAAACTATTTTTATTTTTAACCATCTTAATTGCAAGCATAACCACGGCTAACGCACAATTTACACCTTATAATAACTTGAATTACGTCAAGTTGTTAAAAGACCCACTTCCTGCAACAAAGCACGATTCTGTTGTTTTATTTAACGGAACGGATAAATATTTGAAAATGATGCCAGTTTCTACGCTGGTTGACCATACTGAAATTTATTCGAAATTTGACAGCATTGACTTAGCCCTGGATACTGTAAATTCTACGTTAAATAAAAAGCTAAATTTACCAACAGGATTTTTACAAGGGCTACAGTTATCGATAAATGCCGACCCTACGAAATTCAATATAGCGCCAGGATACTATGTCGTTACGGATTTTACAAATTTAGCAAGCCCGGTTGTAAAGATAATAGCGTATCCGGGCGCAACAGGATTGACACCTGCTTATCTAGCAAGTGCAAACAGTACTTATGTTGCGCTGGATATTAACGGTAACGTTGTTCCTAGTGCCTCACCATTCACGGATGCACAAAGACGCACACTGGCTATTGTTGGTAATGTCGTGCATTCGAACAATACCACAATTAACGTCACCAATGAGATAAAAGCTCCTATCGTAGCTATCGGGAATCAGTTGCATGATTTTATGAAAGCTATCGGATTTTTGAACGAAAGTGGGAACATCTATTCGCCAAACGGTGCGAATTTGCAGATCAATAAATCACTTGGAGAAATTTGGGGAATGGGGATTAATGCTGCCGATTATACGAAACCGCATAAATTAACAATCGGAGCGCAAACCGCTTTAACTTTCGCTTATCGTTTTCAAAACGGTACGCAATTAGCTGATACACAAAATATTAACCCGAACATTTACGACGTAGGTGGTACTTCGACAGCTACCCCGACTAATAAATGGACTATTCAGAGAATAAATTTATTTCAATCAGGTTTGTCAAGAATCCAACCGGGACAAACTGTTTACAATAGCTTCAATGATGCCGTTGTTGCCTTACCTACTCAATCATTCGTTACCGAGCAAAATATCGCTGATAATGCGATATTTAGATGCTATTTAATAGTTCAGCAAGGAACAACCAATTTAACTAGTGCTGTGGCAGGTGGCACTGCTCAATTCGTGCCGGTTGACAAGTTCGGGAACATTGTAGGCAATGGCGCAGTGGCGTTGACTTATGCGAATATAATAGCTGCTCTAGGATACACGCCTGAGAATGTAGCTAATAAGTCAGACAGTTTCACAGCAAGCTCTTCAACAACTTATGCAAGTACTAAGGCTTTGGTAGATGGGTTGGGAGTGTCGCAAGCCGCTACTGCTTACGTTGATGTTAATGGGAATAATGCTACGGCAATTTTAGGAAATATTAAAAAACCTTATTCGACTATCGATGCCGCTTTAGATGCTCTTCCAGCAGGGGGTGGAATTGTTAAGATAGGAATAGGCTCTTTTTCAAGCCCAACACCAGCAAAAATTAAAACGAATACGGCCTTTATCGGAGCAAAAGAACCAGTTATAAACTCAACTGTGACAATTTCAGCACCAAACACAAGGCCTACTATTTCAGCACCTACAGCCTTAGTGAATGGGACGATTCTGACAGGTGAGTTTTCAGCTTTGGACAAAACAAATATCGTGGTTTCGAATTTAGGTATAGATGTAGGAAAAACATGGGTTGACACTTTTAATAGTGGTACACCTGTAGGCGGGTTGGTTATTGCCAGCATTACCGCAACTACTCCGGTTAAAAATATACAAGTTAGTAACGTCACTGTTTTAGGATATGCGCCTGCAACAGCGCAACATTGCATGCTTTTCGAGAATATTGTTGATAGTAAATTCAATAACCTATCTACTTATTATCATGTTCACGGAATTGCTTTAAAAGGCCTTAATATCACTATGGACGGACTTAATTTACATAGCCATAATAATGATGGATTGATAATTAAGTCTGACACTTATGCGCCAACCCGTGACGTTTCTGTAAATAATGTAAACATTAGTTCACTGACTGGATATGATGGTGGGGGAATAATTTTGGAAGAAGGGGTAAATGGCTCTTCTTTATTGGAACGGGTATCTTTGAATAATGTTAATTTGAAATATGTTAAGTTTGGTTTGAATAACGTTAACAAAGTTTCAAATGTAAATATTAGCAATTTCAATTTATACGATTCTCAAACTTTTGGAATTAAGTTTGATAATAACGTAGATAAAATAAACTTGTCTGGTTTAAATATTGTTCAAACTACCACTGACGGAATCGACGTATCAATAACCGGAAGTGAAGTTGTGAATATTGTAAATTCTAACATTTCAGACGCTACAGGAATAGGATATAAGCTCACAACCGCTGGCACATCATTGATTAATATCGTAAATTCAAACACACTAAACACCACGGCTTCTTATTTGATAACAGGCACAGGAATTTATGGAAGTTCTAATTTTGGAACGGGAACATTAACAGGGTATATTAATTTCAAAAATAATTTCGTAAAATCAAACGGTAGGATTTTTAGTACAGATGATTCTTTTTTTGGGGACTTGGCTAGTACGAACGGAACTTTAGACATGAGATTTTCTAATTCCTCGCAAGTCGCAACTATAGAATCTTATAATTTTACCACGTCTTTAATGAAGCCTTTAGAAATAAAATCTTTGAATTTTAACGTATCTGCTGCTGGTCAAGTTTCTATGAGTCCCGCAACTCTATCGACTCATGGAGTTACAAAAGCTCAATTAGATGCATCGGCCAATAGTGGAATCTTTACGCCAACTAATTTCACCCCACTATCTGCCGAAATAAGCTCTTTAGTAGTTACCAACGCCACTTACACAAAGATAGGTAATATCGTAACGGTATCAATTGGTTACACGTTAACCGTGGTTACAGCAGGCGGATCTACAGGAATTCAATGTGACTACCCAATCGCTCGGACTACTAGTGCCACTGACAAACTAGGCACGTCTACAATTTGGAAAACTTCATACTCGACAATGACACCTGGAGGTGTAGATGGGTGGACGGGGGGGACTTTTAGAATTTTAATAAACCCGACATCTACAGGTAACTATTTTGGATCGGCTATTTTTCAGTACTCAACTTTGTAGGTTATTAATAGTTAAATTTAACACTTAAAATTAAATAAAAATGAAAAATTGGAAAACTACGCTATCAGGAATAGCATCAATTATTGGAGGCGTTGCGTTATTTACTAACCATCCTGATAAACTAAACGAGGCTGTTGGAATGGTAATTATCGGAATTGGACTGATTTTTTCAGCCGATGCCAAAAAGGAAAAATAAATTTAATTAGCCACAAAATATTCGTATCTTGTGGCTTAATTTAAAAACAGTATGAACCAGCAAGAAAATTCAGTTATGCTCCAGATTGAAAAAGATATTGCGGAAATAAAGACCGCTCTACTCGGTAGTGCTTTGTCTGGTGATGAAGGATTAGTGGGAAAAATGAAAGCTTTTAATTTAAGGCAAGACATGCAAGAAAAACGCATGGATAGTTTGATTGAAAGCAAGATTAAAAATGATGTTTACATGAAAATCATAATCTTTTTAGCAGGACTGTTGAGTACTGGGTTTATAGGATTACTTTTCAGTTATTTTAATAAATAAAACAAATGGCATTACCAGTACCTGATTTTATAGATAGAGACGCTACGACAATTATTAATGAAATGATTGCTGATTATGAATTACGCACTGGAAAAACTTTAGAACCTGCTCAGGTAGAGACGCTCTTGATAAATGCGTTTGCATATCGCGAATTATTGCTTAGAAATCAGATACAGGATGCATCTTTGCAGAACCTTGTTGATTACGCTAGATTCCCAATGCTGGATAATTTAGGTGTTTTGGTCGGAGTAGTTCGCTTGCCTGCTGCATTGTCCCAGACAACATTATTATTGACGCTCGTTTCAGGACACGGAGACGTTGTTATGCCTGCAGGTTTACGTGTAAATTCAACAGACGGACGTGCGGTTTTTGAGCTAGTTGAAGACACTACTGTTTTGACAGGTGTTGATACCGTTTCTGCTACTTTTATAGCTCAAACGGCTGGCAAAGCTTCAAATGATTATGCTATTGGAACGGTTTCGGTTGTACTTGACCCGCAACCATACTTGTCAACAGCTTCTAATACTTCGATTACTGCAGGTGGTTCAGATGAAGAAACAGACGAGCAATTGCGTGACCGTATTAAATTGGCTCCAAGTGCGTTCTCGAATGCAGGAAGCTACAAGGCTTACGAATTTTGGACAAAATCAACTTCACCATCGATTATTGATGTAGCTGTTACAAATCCGATTCCTGGAACTGTAGAGATATTTCCCTTGATGTCGAATTTAGCAACTACACCAATTGAAATACTAGATGCTGTTTACGCTGTTCTAAATGCAGACAGGATACGTCCGTTTACAGATACTGTTGTTGTTACTTCACCAACGGCAGTTGATACCGCTATAACAGTAGGATTGATTTTGTACGACGGGGCTGTTCAAAGCGATATTTTACCCGTGGTAATCGCTAATCTGGAGGCATTCAGAGACGGAAGACGTAAATTATTAGGTCAAGACGTAGTTATTGATCAGATAAAAGCGTTATGTATGATTGATGGCGTTTACAAAGCAAACGTAACCGTGCCAGCAACTGATTTGGTAATAACCGAAACTCAATTTGCAAACATAACAAGTATTAATGTTACCGTGACTGGTACTAATGTGGGGTAATTATGGGTAAAGTTTTAACAGAAAAAGAAAAAGAAGTACTCGATAAAATAGTTGAAGTTCATAATTTATATACTGAACTAGAGAATGTTGAGAACACTCAGGAATGGTGTGAAACTATTCATAAATTGCAAGCTATATTGAGTCTTAGATTACTAAGACGTATTCATCCAGAAGTATTCAAATGAGCCAAACAAACGAAAATATTTTAGCCGATTCAATTGCAGGAGTTCCGCATTTAGCAGCATTTGATTCTATGGTTGCGGCACGCATGAATTCAATTGAATTAGAAGCTCTTTTAGTTTACGTAATCGATAGCGTTTCTGCATCGGCATTACCTACCTTAGCACGTCAATTTGATGTTGAGGGATTTGTAGGTTACGGAGCCGCAACAAATGACGCTCAACGCAGGGAAATAATTAAACGAGCTATTGAATTGAAAAGATACATGGGTACTGTTTACGCTATTCGTGAAGCAATGCGTATCTGTGGCTACACAGATGCTATTCTGAACGAAGGAATTGATATGGGTAACCCGTTAATCGATTGGGCCCGTTTTTCCATTGATTCAGAATTAGGTGACACGGTCGGTTTAGATGGTATTTCACAATCAAATTTAGCCAAACTGATTCGTGAATATAAAAATGTTCGCTCGTATCTCGAAGGAATTTCATACA